CCTGTAGTGTGCAATACAAAGTTGTATTGGAAACATAGTTTTTAACAATTCCATACGAATTGTTGTATCCTACAACACCATATTTCATAAAATTAGTTCCACCCAATAGTGTTTCTCTTGATGGATCTGTGTATATGACAAGATCGTAGTCAATAAGACTTGGGTGACTTAAATCTATTTTTATGATTCTGCTATTAGTTATTGGTACACGTACAGCAGTCGTGCTTCCAAGTAAAAATGAACCCACTGATGCAGACAAAGCCGATGCTGTTGTTGCGTCAACAATTTGCAAAAAAATCAAATTATTGAAAAAATCACCTATGTCGGCAAAGGTCATTGTGTTTGCGGAACCATAAATTAAATCTTTGCAACTTTCACAATTTACAAAATCACCAAATGAAGAAGTAGAATCTAAACTTTCTTTTCTTAAATTTGCTTGATTTAAACTTTGATTTTCAAAACAGTATATAAGTGCCCCGGAATTTACACTAGACACAGTATAAATTCCCGTGACTGATGATTTTACTGGAGCTTTCAATAGTTCTGGATCTCCACGTAAATAAAGATCAACAGAACATAAAGTGTTTCCCATGTTTTGAAATGTGCCACCATTCAAAAAATATAAAATTTCTTGTTTGTCTTTTAGAGTTGATGATGCAGCAACTTGTATTCTTTCAGAGTTTTCGCAAATTCCAGCAGACAAAGAAATGTATTCCTCATATCCAAAATCATCTCCAAGAATTCCCATCGTTTCAAACGTTATCTTTGAAAGATCTGGCATTGAATTTATTAAATAATAACCAGTAAATGGTGTTGTATTTTGAAAAATGTATTGTGGAATATAATTAAAGTTTTCTTTGATAAAATAATTATATCCACAAACCCCGGTTATTCCTGAAACAATGTTGGTAACTATTAATCTATTGTCATTTAACAGCTGACTTACTGAAAGAGTACCACCTAAATTTGTTAGTATGTTTTTTTCTGCATCATAATATTCAGACGGCTTTAAATAAAAATTTGCCCCAACTCCAAGTTTTTTAAAAGTATGATTTATGTATGTTAAATCGGAAACATTAAAAGTGTGTGAGTAATCAATATAACAACTTCCACCATTTATTAAAATATTGGGTTTAGTTTGTAACCAACCTTTTTCAAAGATTGGATCTATCGTATTTCCACTTACGTGAAGACCATAGTTATTAAGGGAACGAACATTATTTAATGTAAACTTTGATAAAGACATGATTAAGATGCTGCATATGTAATCACTTGATTACCACTGGCGCTGGAAACATAAATTAAGTTTGTATTATTCAACTTCAAGAACAAAGATTCACCTGGATCAATTGAATATCCAAAAGATGCTCCAGCAAGTCCAGAAGTATTTCCAAAGTAAACTACGTTTGTATTTGATGAAAGTGCTTTTAGTTGTATTCCATATTGACAACTAAAACCAGCAGTATCCATTTGTGAAACACCAGAAGAAGTTGCAGTGACTCTTCCTGTTTTGAGAGCAACTGGAACAGAAATTCCAAGTGTTCCAAGGTTTGTATTCAAAGTACCCAACGCACTGGAAATTCCAGCAAGATCACTTCTTACGTTGTTGATGTTTACGTAAATTGCAGTTAGACCGTTGTTGATGTTTGTATCGTTGATTGCAAGGGTATTGCCAACTGTAGCAATTGAAATTGCTGTTGCCCCAGAAACACCAAAGACTGCCATGTTTGTGCCGATGGTTGCTTCAAAAGTTGCACCAGTAATTGCGACCTTTAGAGCATCACCTACAGTTCCAATGTTCCAGAAAGTTGCTCCAACCAGTTTCACTGCAATTGCTGTTGCACCGTTTGGTCCATATACAGAAATAGAATCCGAAGTGGTGTATGGTCTTCCGCCGGTTATTTCAACTTGATAACCTGGGAAAGTTCTTACATAAACTGGTGATCCAGTAATACCAGTTGCTATAATTGTTCCGCTGACAGGAACAGGATATCCACCAGCGGTCCCCTGAACAGTAATTAAACCACCTACAGTGGCTGTAACACCACTTGTAAATGAAACTGGTAGTGGCGTGTTGTTTGTTACAATGCTTGCGGTTCCACAAATTCCATATGCAAGTTTAAAAATTTGAAAATGTGCTGTTGTACCGCTGAAGGTAGAAACATCTGTAGCGACTGCTGCAGTTAGCCCGGATGTTTCGATAATAATGTTGTTGTCGTTGTCAGCTGCCATTATTGATTCCTATAAATAGTTCTAGGAATATTTAGAAGGTGAAAATATTGCTTTTTATAGGAAGTGAGATATAGTTAGACATGTATATTGACGAATCATCAAAAGAAAAGTTTTCCACAAAAGTATTGGAAAGAGTTAAATCTACTAATCTTTCATTTATGGAATGTGTTTTAGAATTAAGTGATGAGATGGGATTGGATCCAACTGCGGCTGGAAAACTTCTCACCAAACCACTAGTTGAAAAAATTGAGATGGAAGCAAAGCATCTTAATTTGATAAAAAGCAATAAAAGTAGAAAACTTCCTATTGACTAACTCTGTTAGTCAAGGTATAATGAACCAACAAGAAAGGCCGAGGTAGACCCTCGGGAACATATTATGGGTAATTTTTCAGATTTTAAAAAGAAGAGTAAGAATTCAATCGCATCACTTTCGGAGAAGCTTGAGAAGTTGAGCTCCAAGGAGAGCTACAAGGATGAGCGCATCTGGAAGCCGGGAATCGACAAGGCTGGCAATGGCTATGCAGTTGTTCGATTCCTTCCGGAGGTACAGGGAGAGGACTCCCCGTTTGTGGCAGTTTACAGCCATACGTTCAAGGGCAAGGGTGGATGGCTGTATGAAAACTGCCCAACCACTATCGGTGAGAAGTGCCCCATCTGTGCAGCCAACACGGAACTGTGGAATAGTGGTATTGAGGATGACAAGAACATTGCTAGAAACCGTAAGCGTAAGTTGACTTACATTTCTAACATTCTTGTGATTGAGGATCCAGCCAATCCCGAGAACAAGGGCAAGGTTTTTCTTTATCAGTATGGAACTAAGATCTTTCAGAAGATCCAGGGTCTGGCCCATCCTGAGTTCCAAGATGAAGTTGCGGTTGATCCGTTCAACTTCTGGACGGGTGCTGACTTCAAGATCAAGATTCGCAATGTCGGTGGATATGTGAACTATGATCGTAGCGAGTTTGCCACCCCGGCACCACTGTTTGGTGGTGACGACAAGAAGCTTGAGGAACTGTGGAAGAAGCAGTATCCCCTCAAGCCGTTCATCGACAAGAGTCAGTTCAAGAGCTTTGATGAACTAAACGCAAAGTTCAAGAAGACTGTTGGTGATGACATTCGTTCGCAGTTCACCGAGTCCAAGAGCATTGAGGACGACGTGGAGGAAACGTCTGTGACGGAGAGTATGGAGGAAAAAGATCCTCTAAAATACTTCTCTGAAATGGAGAACGACTGAGAAAAGCCCCGAAAGGGGCTTTTTTTATTTAACTCCACTCTGGTGCAGAGAATGCCTGTGCTTTTCTTAGATCAAAGAAAAAGTTTTGACTTGAAACAGTTTCAGTCATACTTTCACTAAATCTATTTTTGTCTTGCATCAATATTTTGTTTATTGCATCTTGAGCCATGTTTATTTGGTCTCTTTGCATTTCATTTACTGTTTCCTGTCCCTTTAGTGCATTTTTTAATTTTGCAATTTCTGCACTCAAGGTTACCACCAATGATGCTGGAATACCAGGAGTTGGTGGTGCTGGTGTAACTGGTGCACTTGGCGTTGTAGATGGTGTTGGGGCAGCAGTTCCGGTTGCTCCTGTTATTTCCGAACCGGGAAGATTTTTGTCTAAAGTAAGGTTTATTCTTCCACTCAAAACATCCATTAAGTTTACGCTGGCTGTTGCCCCAAACATTTTGGCAAGAGCATCATCTGTGCCAACCCCAGTTTGCTTTCCAACTCCCATTGCTCTTGCTTCAGCACCTACGTCAATACCAGAAGATCTCTGCGGTGTTTGTGCTGATATATCATCTACGGATGTTTTTTGGTCAAATTGATAACCACCTGGCACATTTGGATAAGATGGACCACCAAATGGACTGTTATTCATACATACCACCCATTCCGTTTTCAGCTAAATTTTCTTTCATTTTTTTGTTGTACTCGGCAGCAATGTTTGTATATATTTCTCTTTCCCAAAACATCATTTCTTCCAAATCGTTTAGTGTTAGGCTTCCAAGGTTTAACAAACTAAAATTTGTTGTGTAATAATCTTTTAGATCAAAAAACTTCATCGCAAGATAAAAAAACTTAGGAAACCAGACACCTCACTTTCTTCATCATTTACTTTTATTGAAAACTGTAATTCTGGATGTTCTATTTTTTCTAGTTGTGAAAGAACATTTAATGGAAGGTTTTCCAAAAATTCTGATATTTCTTTTGGTATAAATTTGTCTACTTCATAAACTTCTTTGTTTACGACTATCTCTTTTATACTTGAAAGCAAAAGGTTTTTCTTCGAAAGATCATTTAATTGAAGAAGGTGTTTTAATTTTGGAGTTTCTATTTTTAAAGACAATTTAGGTGAAACCGTTATTTCACTTTTTACATAATCATTTTTTGTCTTTATGTCATAGATGTTTATCTTTATTGAGTTATTATTAACAATCAAATTTATATTTTCTTCTACGCTTTTTGATCTTATCATTAAGAATAGATACTCAGCATCAGCCAGACATAGTTCAAGTGGATTTACTTTTATGCAACAGTTTTTTAATAAATCTACCAATGCTTTTAGAGCTAGTTTTTTATTGTCTTCCTGAAGAATGATCGATAGATTTTTAGAATCTTTTACCTTGAATGGAGTAAATGTAATTTCTTCCTTTGAGAAGGGAAGAACAACATCATATGTTGGTAAAGAACTCTGTATGTTTTTAATTAAATCTTTCATTGAACGTAAGTATTATTGTAAATTGTATAATTATAATCTCTATAACCAAAAACAACAGGATAGTTAATGTAGGAGTTTTCGGTTTTCATGGAAAGAATAAATGGTTGTGTTTCTGCAGGAAAAACTTCTTTTAATCTTATAACAGTGTTTGGAGATCCGTTTGGATCCATGATGGATATGTCCATGTAAGTGTTTCGAACAGCCTGATCATAAAAAGGAAGAACAAAGTTTCTTGCTTGATTCACTCTGTTGTTTGCAAAATTGCTTGAATAAAACCAGTTAAACCATCTATCAAACAAATCTAATATGAATGAGTCGTTTGTTAATGGAAATGTAATTATCAATCCGTTGGTCAACACTTTTTGAAATCTTGGAACATATCTACCAGAACCATATCCCTGCAACCCATCTACAACGGTTTCAAGAGATCTTGGTGGAAACACCACCTCTTGAGCATGGACTTCTAAATTTTGATCAAACCCAGGAAAAGGAAGATTATAGAAATTAACAGTAAAGCGATTGCTTAATTGCAAACCACCATGATTAGCAAAATAGGATTTGATTGTTTCAATTGAGTTAGTTGTTGCCATTGCTGAAAATTTCTTTTTCTGTTATTAATTTGAATTCCATTCCATGTTTTTCGCAATACTTTTGTGCGGCTTTCCATTTTGCCTGATTTATGATCCAAGTTATTTTTTCTTTTTTGGACGCATTTTCTTTTAGGAATGTTTGTTTTTTGGGTTTTACTTCTACCATCCAAGTGTTTAATTTTCCTTTTTGCTCAAATTCAATCAAGAAGTCTGGAAAATAATTGTGTATCTTTTGGTCAAGTGGACTTAGATAAGGAATTGCAATCTCCTCAAAGGTCCATTTTTTTATTGATGGATTTTCATCGCAAAATTTGCAAACATTTCTTTCCCACAATGATCTACAGTTGATCTTAGACAAATCACCCACATATTTTGATCTATTTTTTGGATTAAATCTAGTTTTGTAGGCCATATGAAATATTTAGGCTAAATATTTTCATGGCCAATCTTATTTATCCATTGGGTGAATACTTAGACGATCAACCTTTATTTTTAAAGTTTTTCGTTGCTACTTATTCGCTTAAGAATACCGAACGAACACGAACGTCGGTACAAAGCAGAGCCATTTCCTCTGGTTATACCATCACACTACCTCTTCCAAGTGACGTTGGATATGCTGCAGCCCATGAGTTTGGACAAGGTTGGACACCTATTGCACCGATAACAAACTTTGCTCCAAATTTTATGAATAATGGTGGGAAAGCTAAACTAGACAAAGATGGAAAAACTGCTATTTTATTACCAAATGGCAATTATGATGCTGGAAGAGAATACAGTTCAGCTAAGTTTATTGGAGAACTTCAGAATGCAACAACTTCAACTTTTAAAAAGTTTTCCAACATAACCGAACTCACAATGGTGTCTGAGGCAAGAAAAAGATATGAATTCAAATACATCTTTGCTCCAAAAAATTATGCGGAGGCAATGGCAGTTGAAAATATATGTGGAACCTTTAAGAAAACATCTTATCCTACTGTTGCGGATGGATTGCCCGAAAGGACATATCCTCAAAATCTTTGGTCAATGATAATATTGCCGAATACAAATACTCCAGGTTCAAGCGAAATAGATTACACATCTGATTGGCTTGGAGATCCATTGGTGTGTGTTCTGTCATCCGTAACAGTAAAGAAAAACGATAGGGCTGATCCTGTAGTTCGCATGTTGCCAAGTGGCCATTCAAACATAACTTTGCTTTCAATTGCTTTTGAAGAATTTGAAACTGGAACATGGGATCCAGAAGAAAATGCGATATTGTCCAAATCAGAAATTTCAGCTAAGAAGTTCCCAAACTCATGATTAATTATTTTAACAGCGTCTCAACAAGATCATATCCAACAACGTTGGGTGATTTTGTCATTCAGGACATGACCTCTTATTATACGGTAGATGATTCAAGATTCATAAAAACCGATTTGACGATAGACAGTGTCGATACGTTAATTGAGGCATCAAAAAATGTTTATCAGGATGTTGATTCTTTTTGGTTATTTTTGTTTGCAAACAATAAGTTAAATCCATTTGATTTGCTGGAACCAAACAGTTCTGTTGTGCAATCCACGATATCTGGATTCACTGGGATTGGTTTAGAAGTATACCCTGCACAAGATGCAATTTTTACAAATGGATCTTTAATATTTCCTCAAACAACAAATACAGGAGCATCTTGGGAATACGGAAGCACTGGTGAATTTGATTTAAATGGTGGATTTGCTTTGATTGATTCTTACAATCCATTCTCAAAAAGGGCTGTTATAAAATATGTTGAAGGTTTTACTTTGGGAGTAGGACCTTTGTATGGCGGCAATGGACCACAACTAAAGGGAATTGTTAAAGAAAAAACTGGATTTAATTGGTACGACAAAACTGCTGAAATTTCAGGAATAACTCAGGAACTTGGAGTGGTTGATACCATTGAATATAGTTTTGATGTTGGAGAGTCTTTGATTGCGGTTAAATCTGAGTATCCACTTCTAAAGAAAGGTAGTGGACAGTCTCCATATGAACCAGTTGGAACTGGTGGAACCAACATAAGTATACAACAAACACTGGAAACTAGAATACCTTCCATAAAGAGTTACCTGATTGGTTCTTTAAGGGATGCTTCTTTTAACAGAGTCATTCAAAATTATAAAGTTTAATACATATGGCCACAAATAAAGACAATCCAATTGGTTCATCCATAATAGATATTCTTTTAATAAATGACAAAGAAGATGGAAGAATTATCAATCCAAGTAATTCTTTAACAAAAGGAATAAGACTTTTTGATAGAAACAAGAATGTTTTTTGTCAATTTGAAAAAATTGAAATGGTTGAAAGTGTTTTTGAAGCATATCCAAATGGAACACTTATAGTAAGAGATACATCAGATATTATATCACAAATTAAAAATAGAGGCATCGACACTGTATTAATTTTTACAACTAGTAGCGACTCTTCTGCAAAACGGATTGTAGGTTCAATAACAAGTACAAGTTACATAAACAATGCGGTTTCTGAGACTGAACAAAATTTTGTAGCAATAAATTTTACCAATCTTGTGTATAAATTTGCAGAACAATCTTCTGCAATACAAATTTTTGAAAAACAGCCTAATATTACTTTACTTGATAAACAAATAAAATCTATTATTGTAAATTATCACCTTGCAACTGCAGATTCTTCTTCACCGTGGAACACATTTGATGAATCTCTTCAAATAAAAAATAGAAATATTAACCAAGATTTAAGAAATATTGTTGATAAAACAGAAAATTGGGTTTTGTATAAAGGTTTAGAAACAATTGAAGATAGAACAAGCGTTCCAATAGATAATTTTATTCAATATGCTTCATACATAGCATCTTATGCTGTTCCAAAAAAATATGATCCTAATAAGCCAATAGAAGTCGATTACACT